CAGGAGCTCCGAGCCCGCCGGCCCCGGCGTGGGCGCCGGAGCTCCTGGGCGTGGCCACCATGGACGGCCTCCGGGAAGCGGCACCGGGCCAACCGCTCCCGGAGGTCCCGGCGTCGGCGTACGGCCCGGACTCCGTTCCCCTCCCGCTGCACGGTGACCCGGACGCGGACGCCGCGGCGATGGTGGCCGCCACCTCACCCGAGCTGGTTGAGCGCGCCATGGCCGGCGTTCTCCTCGCTACGGACCTGGCCGCCTCGAACGCCGCGGCGGCGCCGGACTTCGCGCCCCTGGAGGACGCCCCCACGCACGAGGAGGAGGGGGAGACCCGGTTCGTCCTGGTCGGTGAGCACGGGCCGGAGACCGTCGTCCCCCTCGGGGACACCGGCGGGGACACACTCGCAGGAGGGGAGACCACGGCCGCGGACACGGAGGCCGTGACCAGCGAGGACAACCCGGGCGACGAGGGGGACACGGAGGGGGACGAGGGGGACGCGGCGGGGGACGGCGAGGCGACAGCGAAGCCGTACCCGTGCCCGGAGTGCCCGCGTTCCTTCACCACCAGCCGAGGCCGGGAGGTCCACCTCCGGCGCGTTCACCCGTAGCGCCGGCCGCCGCTTGATACCGCCGGAGGGGGCCATGACCACCCGCACCACCCGCCCGCGCGCCCGGAGTCCTCACCTCCGCGTCCTGGTGATCGTGCCGTCCTACGGCCCCCGCCTCCCCAGCGGCGCGGCCATCACGACGCGGGAGTACGTCCGCGCCCTCACGGCGGCTGGCCACCGGGTGGACGTCGTGACGACGGTGAAGACGCCCGAGGCGCCGCGCCTGGAAGACGGCGTGCGGGTGTGGCCGCTGCGCTACTGGAGGCGCGCCGTCCAGGCCTCACAGCCGGAGCTCCTGGTGACCCACCACGGGGACCGGAAGGCGGCGCGCATCCTCGCGCAGACGCCCGGGGTCCGGCACCTCCTCATGGTCCACGGCATGGCCGCCAACCAGGACTTGGGGCGCCCGGACCTCACCTGGTTCCCCTCACAGGCGTGCCGCGCCCACTACCCGGCCCACACGGGCCGCACGATCGTCCTGGCGCCCCCGGTGGACCCGGGCCGCTACCGGACCGTTCCCGGGGCGCTGGTGACCCTCAACGGCACCACCGAGGCGAAAGGCGCGGACGTCCTCGCCGAGGTGGCCGCGCGGATGCCGGAGACCCGGTTCCTCGCCGTGAAGTCGGCCGGCGCCCACACCCCGCCCGAGTTCGGCCCGAACGTGGACGTGATCGACCGCACGGACCCGCGCCGCGTGTACGCCGCCACCCGGCTCCTCCTCATGCCCTCCACGGTGGAGTCCTACGGCCGCGCCGGGGTGGAGGCCATGGCGTCCGGTATCCCCGTCCTGGCCGCCCCGCTCCCGGGCATCCGGGAAGCGCTCGGGGACTCCGCCGTCTACGTGGAGCGGGACGACGTCTCCCGGTGGGTGGCCGAGCTCCGGCGCCTGGAGGACGCGAAGGCGTACGCCGCGGCGTCGGCCCGGGCCCGCGCGCACGCCGCAGGGTTGGACCCCGCCCGGGGCCTGGCCGCGTTCGTGGACGCGTGCCTGGAGACGACGCGCCCCCACACCCCTCGACCGAGCCCGACCCCGGCCCCGGACCCGGTGACGTCGGCGCGCTCCGCGGTACGGTCCGTGAGCGTTGCGCCGCAGGTCGTGGCGTGGGTCCACTACGGACTGCCCTACCGGCGCGCCGGGTCGGAGACGATGCTCCACACGATGATGCGGGCCCTCCAGGCGGAGGGCCTGGACGTCCTCCTCCTCTGCTCCGAGATGCCCGAGGCGCCCGCCCGCTGGACCGTGGACGGCGTGCCGTACATGCGGCTGGAGCCCGCCGCGGCGAAGGCCGCTATCCGGCGGTGGCGCCCGCCCGTCCTGGTGACACACCACCACTTCGGGGAGCGGGCCGTCCTCCTGGCGAAGGAGACCGGCTCCCGCTCCGTCCTGGTCCTCCACAACGACCACGACCAACCGGCCCTGACCGCCGGCCCCGACCTCTGCGTCTACAACACCGAGTGGATTCGCAAGAGCCTGGCCACCCGCTACCCGGTGGTGGACCAGGCCGGATTCCTCACCGTCCACCCGCCGGTGATCCCTGATGAGCACCGGGCCCCGAGGCCGGGCCGCCACGTGACGCTGGTCAACCTCAACCGGCACAAGGGCGTGGACACCTGGCGCGCCGCCGCCCGCGCGTTGCCCGGGCTCCCGTTCCTCGGCGTCACCGGCGCCCACGGCCGCCAGATCCTCCGCCCCCGCCTGCCGAACACGCGGGTCATCGGGCAGACCTCGAACATGCGGCGGGACGTGTGGGCCCACACCCGCGTCCTCCTGGTCCCGAGCTCGTACGAGTCCTACGGCATGGCCGCGGTGGAGGCCCTGGCCTCCGGCATCCCCGTCATCGCCCACCCCACCCCGGGCCTACGTGAAGCCCTCGGTAACGGCGCCGTGTTCCTCGACCGCGCGGACGCCCCCGCGTGGACGGCGACGATCCGGGAGCTCTACCAGGCGACCGGCCGCCGCGCCCACGTGTCCACGGCCGCGCTGGAGCGGTCCGCGTTCCTGGAGCGCCAGGGCCGCACGGAGCTCCAGGCGTGGGTGGACACCATCCGGGACCTGGCCGCCGCCGGGCAACTCATCCCGCCGGAGACTGGCGCGGCGCGGCTAGACTCCTGGTAGCCGCTGGTTCTGGGCCGGGCCGAGACACACCGTTTCTTGCTGCTGGTTGTGGGCCGAGCCGTCCAACTCTCCTGTTGGAGGGCCATCGTGGTAGCTCCCCTCATCTCGAACGCGGCCACCGTCCGGATCACCCGCGTCGACGCCTGCGGCCGTCCCGTCTGTGGTGACGACTCCGCCTATGTCACCGACTGCTTCGCCTCCGTGAGCATGGAGGCGAACATCGAGGAGGGTGAAGACATTGTTTTCACCGCCGCGAACGGAAGGCAGTGCGGTTTCAAGCGCGGGTGCCCGACGCTCAACGGCTATGACCTCACCTTCACGTTCTTCCAGGCCTCGCCCGAGCTGATCGAGATCATGACCGGTTCGCCGGTGTACTTCGACTATGCGGGCCAGCCGATCGGCTTCGATTCCTGCTCCATCCCGTGTAACTCCGGCTTCGCGCTGGAGGTCTGGACGGACGTCCTCGGTGAGGACGTGTGCGCCGACGAGGCCGGCGAAGGCGCGTGGGTGTACTTCCTCCTCCCGTGGGTGACCGGCGGCGTGATCGGTGACCTGGAGCTGGCGAACGAGGCGGTGAACCTGGAGCTCACCGGCGCCACCCGCGCGGGCGGCCGGTGGGGTACCGGCCCGTACAACGTCCAGGCGCAGGACATCGCCGCGACGCCGGGCCCGATGCTCACCCCGCTCGGCGCGTCCTGCCACCGCCGGATGTTCATCACGAACATCGCCCCGCCGGAGCCGTCGACCACGTACCTCCCGGTCGCCGGCGAGTTCTGCATGGCCTCCTGACGATGGATGAGTTCGACATCGTCGTGCCGGTGCGGGAAGGCGCCGCCAACGAAGCGTTGCGTTACGCGCTCCGCTCGTGGGCGGCCAACCTCCCGCACCGGCGGGTGTGGCTGGTGGGGTACCGGCCGCCGTGGGCGCACGACGTGGAGCACATCCCGACCCGCCAGGCCGGGGCCACGAAGTACCGCAACACCACGGCGGCCGTGCGCGCGGTGTGCGAACACCCGGAGGTCTCGGACACGTTCCTCTACTGCAATGACGACTTCTTCGTCATGCGCCGCCAGGAGTCCATGCCGGTCTTCCACCGCGGGCCGGTGCGGGAGGTGGAGGCCTACTACGCCACCCGCGGCAACGGGAGCTATCTCCGCGGGCTCCGCGAGACCCGGGACCTCCTGGTGAAGCTCGGCCATGAGGACCCGCTCTCCTACGAGCTCCACGTCCCGCTCCCCATCACGAAGGCCGGGATGATCCACGCCCTGGAGGTCGGCGGCCACCTCGACGTCCTCCACAAGCGCACCGCCTACGGGGTGCTCGCCGGCGTCGGCGGGACGCGGCTCCGGGACGTCAAAGTCCTCCGCCGCGGGCCCGACTTCGACACCGCCAGTGCGTACCTCTCCACGATGCCGGACTCCTTCACCAACGGGCACGTGGGCCGGTACATCCGGGAGACGTTCCGCCGGCCTGGCCCGTACGAGACGAGGAGGCGGCGATGACGCTCCAGGTCGGGCCGTGTGACCCCTGGCCGGTCGCCCTCTGCTGTGACGTGGAGGGCCAGGAGCCGGCCGAGGTGGAGCGCTGGACCCGGGTGGCCTCCACGATCCTCTGGCACCTCTCCGGGATGCGCTACGGGCCGTGCCCGGTGACCGTGAGGCCGTGCGCCCGCTCGTGCCTGGACTCCGCGGGCCCGATCTCCTTCCAGGCCTCCACGGGCGCGTCCACGGGCGGGTGGGTGCCGTACATCGGCGCGGACGGCGTCTGGCGTAACGCGTCCCTGTGCGGCTGCAAGAGCTCCTGCTCCTGCTCCGAGCTCTCCGAGCTCCACCTCCCCGGCCCGGTGTACGACGTCACGGAGGTCAACGAGGGCGGCCAGGTCCTCGTCCCGGGCCTGGAGTACCGGGTGGACGCCCCGGGCCGTCTGGTGCGCCTCGGCGGCCAGCACTGGCCGAAGTGCCAGGAGATGGCCGAGCCTCCCGGGGCGCCGGACACCCTGACCGTGACCTACCGGTGGGGACTCCCGCTGGACGAGGCCGCGACGGCCGCCGTGTCAGAGCTGGTGTGCCACTTCCTCAAGGGGTGCCGGGGCGGCGGCTCCTGCGGCTGCAAGGTCAACCGCAACGTCACCCGCATGACGCGCCAGGGCGTGGAGATGGAACGCCAGGACGTCACCCTCCTCTACGCCGAAGGACTCACGGGCCTGGCCACCGTGGACATCTGGCTCATGGCCGTGAACCCCTTCCGGCAGCGCTACCCGTCCCGCGTGTACTCGCCGGACCACAAGCGCCCGCGCGTCACCACCTGGCCGTAGGAGGCCCGCCCATGCCGCTCACCCCGTACTCCGTCCACGACCTGGCGGAGGCCGTCCTCGGGTGCGTGTGCGCCGCCCTGGACGCCGTGGCGGAGGACGTGCCCGGGCAGCCCGGTTGCCCGTGCCGGGCGTGCGTCATCCCCGGCGTGGTGGCGTGGGACGGGTGCGGCCCCGAGGACTGCGCCCCGGACGGTGAGCCGGGGCAGCTCACCGTGTCCGTCGCCCGTATCTACCCGGCCGGCCAGAACTTCCCCGCGGAGGACCGCACCGTCCAGGGCGTCCGCGGCTGTATGCCGCCACCCCTGACCGCCGCCGAGCTCATCATCACCCTCCTCCGCTGCGCCCCCGTCCAGGACGAGGACGCGTGTCCGCCGACGTGCGAGGAGCAGACGGAGGCCGCCCGCATCCTCCACGTGGACTCCTCCACCCTCTACTCCGCGCTCTGGTGCTGCCTCCCCGGCCTCGGCCCCAACCCGCGCCGCCCGCCCCGCTTCGTCATCGGGCAACAGCGGATCGTGGGGCCGGACGGCGGGTGCGTCGGCGTGGAGCAGCGGGTCACCGTGGCCCTACCGGGCTGCGGGAAGTGCCCGGGAGAGGACGGGACGTCATGAGCGTGACGGTGAGGGTGGACCCGGGCGCGATCACGCGGCTCCTCCGGCGCCGCGGGGGCCCGGCGGAGCGGCGCCTCCGGGAGAGGACCCGGCGGGTGGCCGACATCGCGGCCGCGCAAGCGCCCGGCTCGATGGGCTCCTATGTGGACTGGCGGGTGGAGGACGGGCCGCGCGGCCTCCAGGGCGTGGTCACGTGCGATCACCCGGCCGTGTTCTACGTCCTGGACGGGACCCCGCCCCACATCATCCGCGCCCGCCGCCGGCGGTACCTCCGGTTCGAGGTCGGCGGACAGGTCTTCTTCCGGAAGATGGTCCGCCACCCGGGCACGGACGCGAATGACTTCATGGGCCGGGCGCTCCGACTCGGCCGGTAGTTGACCCCCGCCGGGTGGCCGTGCCAGCCTTCCGGAAGCTGATCAGTGCAGCGGCGGAGGCCGCTCCCCTTCACCCCGGCCAGGCCGGGGGCCCCTCATGCCGGGAGGGCGGGGAGCGGCCTCCGTGCCGTCCCCGGCCCTGGCCCGGCGCGGCTACCCTCCTCCCTGGTACGCGTACGCCGCTGGTTGTGGGCCGGGCGATGGCGCGGACGGGAGCAAAGGACCCCCACCGTGGGAGAACGCCGGTCATTCACACTCAACAAGACGCCGCACGTCGCGGACCTCGGAGACGTGGAGCTCAAGTTCCAGCCGGAGGTCATGGGGGACGAGTTCTTGGAGGGGTACGTCAACCTCCAGGAGGCCTACAAAGGGCTCGGGACGGGCGCAGGGAACGACGGGGCCGGGATGGACCTCGGGCAGGCGGCCGGGATCATCCGCGAGCTCCGTAGCTTCCTCTGCAACCTCCTCATCCCCGAGTCCAAAGCGGTGTTCTCCCGCTTCGTCGTCCTCAAGGGCGGCAAAGAGACGGGCGCCTACCTGACGCGCGAGGAAGCTGAGTCCGCCGCTGAGGACGTCAGGGGCGCCACCGTCCGGGACGACTCCCTCCAGCTGCCGCTTCGCGTCCTCATGGAGATCCTGGAGTGGATCGCCACCCTCTACGGAGGCGAGGCCCGCCCTACTGGGTCGTCCACCGCCTCCTCCTCTCCATCGCGGAGGGGTACGAGGCGTGGGACGGCCACCTCAGCCTCCAAGGGGTAGACCTCCACTCCTGGACCCTGCGCCGGTTGCTGAACGCCGCAGAGGCCGCCATGTACGCCGCTGCGGAGAACGACGCCGACCGCGCCCGCATCCACGCGAAGCTCTACGCCCCGCCGGCCGGGGCCG